TGCTGTAAATGAAATTCATGGTGATTTGATGTTAGAGGGTAGACACGGTAATAGTATACGAATTGGCAGCAGATCTGTCAATCCTTATATTTTTATTTCAAATGGTAGGAATGAAGGTAATTATGTTGAAGGAACTAAAGATGGTTCACTTATATCTATAACAAAAGATGGATCTATACGGCAACATTTTAGTGGTGATGGTAGAATAAAACAAAAAAAAATTGTATCTGAATTGTTTACATTGAGTTCAGATTCTCTTGAAATAGAAGAAAGAGAAGGAGAACCAAACAAAAGATTAATTAGTGGGATGGTAACAGCTGTTAATGGTGGCATCGATGCAACAGAATTAATTTATAATTATAATAAGAACCAGATATTACAAACATCCGATAGAATAACTATAAATGCTAAAAAAGATCATTTATTTTTATCTTCTATTGGAAATATACATATAGGTGCTGGAAATAATTTAACAATTTCTGTTAATAATGACTTAATAATTGATTCAAGGAATATTTATTTAGGGAAGCCAACAGATGGTAATGAAAGCTTCGAAATGGAGCCTATGGTGTTGGGTAATAAATTGGCAACTGTATTAAATGATTTGATAACTTGTTTATCAACCGCTAATTTTATTTCACCGGCTGGATCACCACTGCCGGTGATTGATTCAACAGGAAAACCGATAGCAACAGTACCGGGAGTTAATAGAAAAAGTTTACAAACAATACAAGGAGAAATAAATAATATTTTAAGTACTTATCATTTTATTGAACAAAATGGTCAACAAAATAAATAGGAGGTTATTATGAAGAAGTCAGTATTAAGAACAATGATTAGAGAAGAGGTGGCCAAAGCAATTCAGGAAGTTATTACTGAATTGAAACAACCAACTTTGGAGAAAAAACCCAAAAAGAAAAAAGTTATTCGTGAAAAACAAAATTTTACATCCAATAAAATATTGAACAATGTACTGAATGAAACCGCGGATAATGTCAATGATTGGGAAACTATGGGTGGAACACAATATACATCTGATAGAATGGGTGAAATTGTCGGAAATTCTTATAAAGATTTGGTGAACGATGATAGTGGAAATGCAAATGGTAGTTTAGCTGTAGAGATGGGAGTTAATCCAAATGATCCAGCAGCTGCATTTTTAAAAAAAGATTATAGAAAATTGATGAAAAAAGTGGAAGAAAAAAAAGGAAAAATATAATGGGGTTGATGGATGATTTAATAAATGCTAAATTAGCTGGTGAAGATATTAGAAGACAGAAGATGGGTATTTTTGAATCATATGAACCTGATGAGGCTATGTTAAAAGAAGTTGAATTGACAAGAGATGCTATATTAAATTTTTTGACAAGTGACGATTTAATTTGGACTATAAATAAATTTAAGGCATCCGTTGAATTGGAAGAAATATCTACAGATGAATTGGGGGCGAAAGTTGAAACTCAAGTTAAAACAGATGTCAACACCACCGTTAATCCAGTAGTTCCAGGAGTAATTTCAGCTGGTGGTGGCTTGTTACCTGGTTCTAAGGGCACTGGTAAGGGGATTGGTGATGGACTGGGAACTGTAACTGATGGATTAAACATGAGAAGAAATGGTGGCATACATGGTGGAGAATTAAAAGCTGTTGGATATGCATACATTGGTTCAGACAAATATAAAGAAGTTGATAATATTGAAAATGTTCCATCCGACAACGAAGAAACAGAAGTGAGATTGGATATGAATAGAATACCAGAGGAACTAAAATAGAATGGCAATAAAAGATACAACAAGAAAAGCTTTTATAGAAGATAATGATGAAAACATTTTTATCGGAATAGATTTACCATTTAGAAAATCTAATGGTAAAGAGGGGTATTTTGCTTCAACATCAACAACGATTGAAGCCGTTAAAAATAATATTCGTAATCTTGTTAATACACATCAAGGTGAAAGATTGATGCAACCAAATTTAGGATTAAATTTAAGAAATTATATGTTCGAGCAATTTACAGATGAAACACTTTTAAGTATACAAAATGATATTGTAGATACTTTTGTGGTGTGGTTGCCATTTGTAGAAATACGGGATATACAGATTAGTATGAATGAAAATGATTCTATAGGAAAAAATACAATGAGTATTAATATAGTATTTAATATAACAAGAGATCCAGATACATTAGAATCTGTTCAAATAGAAATAGGAGAATAATAAATGCCTTATTCAGACAAAGATTTTAAAGAATCAAATATAAATTACATTAATAAAGATTTTACTTCATTGAAAAATTCTTTGATTCAATATGCTAAATCATATTTTCCTAATTCATATCGTGACTTTAATGAAACTTCACCTGGTATGATGTTAATAGAAATGTCAGCATATGTTGGTGATACATTATCATTTTACATTGACCAACAGTATCGTGAGATGATGTTGCCGTTGGCAGAAGAGAGGCGAAATGTTATTAACATGGCAAAAATGTTGGGATATAAAACTAAATCAATTGTTCCAGCATATGTAGACTTGAGTTTTACACAAATTGTTGACGCTGATAGTAATGATCCTTCAATACCAGATTGGGGTCAAGCTTCATCTTTCGCAAAAGGTGTTAAAGTAACAGCAAACAGCGATAGTGAAATTATCTTTGAAACATTAGAAGAAGTCGATTTTACTATTAGTGGTTCTTCTTCGGAAATTAATTCAACCAATCCTACTACTGGAATTGTAGAAGAGTGGAAACTAACAAGAAAAGCAAGAGCTATATCAGGTGAAACAAAAACAAAAACATTTGATATTGGTATACCATCTAAATTTAAAAAAATAATTTTATCTGATACCAATGTCATTGAAATTATAAGTATCACAGATTTAAATGGTAATAGATGGCATGAAGTTGATTATTTAGCACAAGATAAAATACCAATTGAAACACATTATTCGGTTGATAATAATAGATCCAATAATTCTGGTATTGATTATGATGGAAACCTATTATCCTTACAAGTTCCATATTCATTAGAATATATTCAAACTAATAAAAGATTTATAACTGAAATAAATGACAATGACACAACTTCAATTATATTTGGAAATGGTATTTTGAATAACGGATCTTCTTTGGCGGGTAGTTTTATTAATTTGGAACAATCTGGAATTACAATACCTGGATATACATCTACTTTTAATGATTATATTGATCCTTTGTTGGGTGATGAATATGCATCTCTTGGGGAAACACCAGCAAATACAACTTTAACCGTAACATATCGTGCAGGTGGCGGCATAACATCTAATGTTCCAAGTAATGATTTAACCACTATATCAGGAACACCATCTGTTATAAGTGGACAGTCAGCTGGAACAATAAATTCTGTAACAAATACATTACCGGCAATAGGTGGTAGGGGTAAAGATACTGTAGATGAAATAAGACAAAAAGCTATGGCTTTCTTTTCAACACAAAATCGTTGTGTAACAAAAGAAGATTATGAAGCAAGAATATTAAGTTTACCATCGAAATTTGGAAACATTGCAAAGGTTTATGTTAATAGAACTTCACCCCAACAATTATTTAGTGATATATCACAAATATCCGGTGGTGAAGATATATATAATTGTTCTGTGGATAATAGTGGATTCACTTCTCTTTTTGCTTGTGAAGATTTTTGCCGCGTCGGTGGTGGTGCGGGAGATGATGGTAGCTGTACCATTACTTCAAATTCTGTTGTAGATTTTACTGAATTTCAAACACTTTATGGGGTTGGTGAAGAAACACCCTCGATTGAAGTTTATATATTAGCATATGATAACAATAAAAATTTAATTGGAGATCCAAGAACTGGTGGAGATTATTCCCCACCATCAGATGGAACTTCAGTACCTATATTACTTGCTCAAAATATTAAAAAACATCTTGACCCGTTTAAAGTAATAACAGATTTTATACAAATTAAAGATGGATATGTAATTAACTTTGGTGTTCTTTTTGATGTTGTAGCTCACAAACATGCAAATAAAAAACAAGTTAAATTGCAATGTATTCAAAAAATTATTGATTATTTTAATATTGATAAAATGCAATTTAGACAACCAATTTTAATAGGACAATTAGAATATGAATTGATGGGTGTTGATGGTATAAGATGGGTAAATTCAGTTACAATAACACAAAAAAATGATTATAATGTAGATGGTACACCAGAAGGATTTAGTCCATACTTGTATTCACATAGTATAGAAGATAGTGTGGTTAGTAATGAAGATGACACTGGTGGAACAGTTGGTCAAACTGGTTATGGTTATTTATATGATTTTGTAGATGCTATTGAAGATAATATAATATTCCCATCTGCAGATCCAGCAGTATTTGAATTAAAGAATCCTAAACAAAATATAAAAGGAGTGGTAAGATAATGCATCATTTTATTTACGCAACAAAAGATTCATGGATATCAAGTGGTTCAAACCATACAACTGGTGAAACTGAAACAGATCAAAATTTCGGTCAAGATCAAATACTTGAAATTAAAAAGAATTTTTGGAATAAAGATTTTGATTATCAAACAAGAGCTTTAGTTCAATTTGATTTAACTGATTTATCTTCATCATTGGTTAATGGTGATATATTAGATTCAACCGCAGCGAATTCTCCACGAAGTGCAAGTTATTATTTAAGATTATATGAAGCAGAAGGAAATCAAGAATTATCAACAGAATATAAACTTGCCGCTTTACCAATATCAGAAAGTTGGGATGAGGGAACAGGTAAATTTGGTGCAAATCCCAAAATTACAACTGGGATTAGTTGGGATAATAGAAATTATTACCCTGGTTCAAGTGAAGTAAATTGGAGTGGTTCGGGTGTATTTCATGGTGAAAGTGGTGGTATAACTGTAATTAGTGGTAGTACTGATGCATCACAATCATTTTCATATCAATCTTCTGATATAGAAATGAATGTAACTACTATTGTAAATAATTGGTTAAATGGAACAAATCAAAATTATGGTTTTCTTTTAAGATTTAGTGGAAGTCAAGAAACAGACAGTACAACATTTGGTCAATTAAAATTCTTTTCATCACAAACACATACAATATATCCACCAAAACTTGAAGTAAGATGGGATGATCATGCAATAATAACTGGAAGTGCTACTGGTAGTATGACCGCTTTAACAATGAGTGGTGCTGAAGATAATTATCTTTATATGAAAAGATTCAGAGAAAAATACAGAGAATCAGAAAAGGTCAAATTTAGAATTGGTGCAAGAAAACGTTACATACAAAAAACATTCTCAACTTCTGTTCAGACAATAACAGGTTCTTACATACCTGAAAATAGTGGTAGTTATTCCATTGTTGATGTTGCAACTGGTGAATCTATCGTACCATTTTCAGATTACACAAAATTATCATGCGATTCAACTTCGAATTATTTTATTCAATGGTTGAATGGTTTTGCTCCTGATAGAGTTTATAAAATTTTATTAAAACTTAATGGTGATGATGGGCAGGAGCAGATATTTGATGAAGGTTTTGAATTTATAGTTACTCGTTAAAAAAATCGGAGTTCACAAATGGCAAATATAACTTTAGAAGGATTATTTGATAAAATATCCGACGCAATAATAGCTAATTTAGAAATATTTGATACTGAGGAATCGGAACATCAGAAAGTAGTTAGGGGTGGGACAGTGCAAGTCGGAAGGCACCCCGGTGAAAAATTGGTGTTGTTTGATAAGGATATTATAGCTAATAGTGAAGATTTACTTGAACCAGATTTTATTAGTCTTGGGACTCAAGACGAAGATGATATCTCCATAGGTATTAATCCCGACTATGGGACAATAAAAATTCATCACTCCGGAGATGCTGGGGATGGTGTAATTGATATAACAGATACAGTTTATAATATAGGTCAAGGAAATCCACTAAATGTAGGACAATTTATTGATTTTGAAGAAACAACTTCTAATATAAATCCAACTTTAGCTCAAGAATTTCTTG